ACTATTGAAGATGAAAATGAATTCAAATCAAAATGAATAAAAGAACGAGCAATATCTTTAATATTTCCATAATATGTTTTGGAAACTTCTAATATTTCATCCAACCCAGTATTTTGATTTGGCTGTTGTAAATAAATGGATGCATCTTTTGATGCAGTTAAAAACTGATACATTATACAACCCTCCCTCTAATATCTTTATTAGGAAACTTAACCTCAAATACAGATGGGTCTAAAGATGGATAAACCATTTTTCCTTTTGTTGCGGAACTAATATTATATGAATTTTTTGAATATTCACCCAAGCATTTATTTACAATTTCACATTTTGGAACTGACTGAATACCTTCTACACCAGCAATTAATAGTTCAATCTCCGAAATATTTATTGGCATATTAAATGTCCAATTATCAATATTAAAATATTGTTGAAGTTCGGTAATACAACGAGTTAAAACTTCGTTTTTATTATACCCACCATAAACTCTAATTTCAAATTCTACTCCAATATTAATAACAAATCCATCTAAAAGATTTACTCCATCAGTTAATAATCTATATTCATTCATATATGTTTTAATATTTTGTTTAACTGCTTTATTAAGAGTAGATAAGTTTTTATTTGAATCATATCCCAAAACATACAAATTTATAGCAAATGGATTATTTTTTTCTTCTAAATTATTTTTTTTACCAATTAAGAATTTTTGAACCTCTTCTTTAATTTGAATTTCGGTAATATTTCTATTTTTTAAATCCGTTACTAATGCGGTAAATTGTTCTAATGTATCGGGATTGGCAAGAATAGATGCCGGTGAGTTATTATCTAACTCTCCATCGGGTGCACAATATGCTTTTGCAATTCCTCCATATTTTGGTGGTAAGGATAGTGCTCTAATCTGATAATCTTTACGAGTTACTGCTCGGTTTTGTGAACCAAAATTTGCAAGTGCATTTTCTCTAATTTCCTCAATAGTTTCAGGCCCTCTACCTCCAGTAGCAGTTACTTCATTATCGACTGCTACTGATTGTTTTACTTCAGTATATAACCTTGCATCTGTCTGAAAGGATCTAACATCTTCGTCAAATGATATAGAATTTATTCGAGTTATTGTTCCAACTCCCACATTTGAACTAGTTCCACCTCCAACTATATATGAAACACTAATATTACCAATTGGTGATTGACCATATGTTGAGTTTTTTAAAAAATTTGCAGGATCAAATGATGACCCTAATCTATCGATTGATGAGTTTAATCCCAAACCAACATTTTTAAAGTTTGGTATTAAAGTTTCATCTACATTAGAATTTCCACCTCCAAATACAATAGTAGTTGTATTATCAGCATTTATTTGTTTTACAAATCTACGAGATGTTTTTATAAGTTTTAAAATATTTGGAACCGAATCCTTGAATTGAACTAAATCCTTATCAGTTTGTTCTGAATTCGGATAATCTATATAAATCATTTCTTGTGCAAGATATGGAACTTCATACCATTTATTTCCGTTTGAATCTCTAACATCGATTATATCAACTACATTTGTATCGGCAAGTTGTATTTTAGAAAATTGAAAAGGAGTATTACCAAAATTAGTAGTAATATTTCTAAGTTCTCCAGAAATTGCGTTTACATATTTTTTAACAAGATAAAATTCAGGAGAACCATCCGTACTTCTACTATATACACTAATTTCTCTTTCATCCTCTACCGCAAAATCTAATAATTCGGTTGTTCTAAATCTTATTCCATTTGTAGATTCACATATCATACCTTCTTGAATACGAAGATAATAATCAAGGTGTGGTTCATAATCTGTTCCAGAGTTTACTTTTCTTCTACTTGGAACTAATTGATATACTGAAAGTTTAACAATAGCAGGAGAGATTACTTTTGGTTTATATCCAAGATAGTTGGCTAAAGCAACAACATTTTCTCTATCTTCTGCATATAACATTAAAGATTCTTTTAATGAATTATCAGTATAGTAAGAAAGTACATCACCGATATATGATGCCATTTCAATAAATAACATTCCAGGTGATGATTCATTAAAATCAGAGTAAGTCTGAGGAAAATAATTTTGGGCATATTGAATTAAATTATCCCTGAAAGATGAAAAATCTTTATTCAGATATTTTATATCCCTTCCTTGATTTGATTTTTTTGTAATTGAATTTAAAGCCATTTTTTATTATCCTTGTATTGTAAAAGTTACATTATCAGTCTCTATTTGATTACCAACTGAAAAAGTAATATTAATTTGAGCATAATTTCTATCTTTCATCTCATCTGTCATTTCAATATCAATTTCTTCAATTGTAATGTATGGCAACCAAAAGTTTACCGCATCAGTAATTGTATCTTGTAATTTATTTTCGAAATTGGTATCCATTGGTTCAAATAATAAAGAATGTAATCCACTCCCAAATTCAGGTTGCATTATTCGCTCTCCTTTTTTAGTAGATAACAAATTTCTTAAATTGGATTTAGCTTGATCATACGCAGTAAAGGCCTGTTCAAAATATCCGTTTACACCCGATTTTACGGGTAAGGTTATTCCGTATGCTCCAGATTGAAATACTTCGTCTGAATCTTTTACAATTCTATTTCCAATTACATACGCCATTGTTATTTCTTAAACCTCTTAACTAATTGAGAGTAATCTCTATTCAATGCTTTATCTAAATGGGAAACTCCAGTTTGAACTCCTAATCCACCACCAGTAGCCATATCACCATACCCCATCTTTGCTGCCATTTGATTTCTCATAGCACCCAACCCTACTTGTGCGGCTACTGGATTATTAAATGAAATTGTTTCATCAATATCGGGTTCGGCATCCATGTAAGAAGGAATATACGAAGCAGCCTCTTGAATTGGTTGTTGGTATGTATCTAAAATTGAAGTACCTCCACCAAGACCACTTCTTTGAGCAGAACTAAATGGTTGTGTTTGGTTTAAAATCTCATTTAATACTGGATTTTTTGTAAACTCTTTTGATTGCTTAGTTTGAACTTGTTGTCTATCTTTTCGTAATACAGATTCTGCAAGAGCAAAAGGGTCAACTTCTTTTATCGGAGTTGTTAATTTGGTTTTGTTTTCTTTTAAAACTTTTGCAAATTTATTATTAACTTCTTCCTCTAAAATCTTTGGAAAAATTTTAGTAAGAAAATGTTCTTGTTTTTTTGCTACCTCTGCCTCTACAAGTACTTTAATAATTTGTGCTAATTTTTTAGTATCCATTTTTAAAATATATTATTTCACTAATATAAATATGTGTTTTATGGATTTTGTGCTTGTAGAGCAGAAGTACCTAGTGCATCACCACTTGCTGGGATTGTATATCCGGTCCATTGAGCAAAACCAGGTATTAATAATGGGGAGGGTGGTATTGTACCAGTTGTAATATAAACACCACCAACAGTTGTTAAATGTTGTTGCATTTGAGCAATCAATTGATTTAAAAATACTTCACTATCATCAGTTGGTTTTGCCATAACTAAACACTTTTATTTTTTTTGTGATTGAACTGCCAATTTTCCATTTTCATTTAATCTCCAAAGAGCAATTGTTGTAAAATCTACATTATTTTTTTGAACCGATCTTTGTGTAAAATCACTTACCCATTTGAACCCAGTCCAAACTTGAATATGACCATATGGTTTATTATTAGTATAACCCATTACAACTACATCACCAACTTGCCATTTTGAAGAATCTTCAATAAAATCTCTACCAACTTTTACTTTATCATTATAATAAGTTTTACCACCAATATTTTGTGCAAATGAACTTCTACCTCCACCAGTTGATGGGTTTTTAAACGAGAACCAATCTGCATTTCCTGGAATTCTACCCAGACCCGTTATACCAGTTAAGGCAACAACTACTGCTTGAGTTCCTTGTGGACATAATCCATGAACCCCTTTGATGTACCCACTTTTTAAATTAGGATAATTTACTCTTGGATTTTTACCCAATTTAGGAGCAACACTACCTGCAATTTTTAAAAGTTCATCCAAGTTTTTATATCCACTTTTTAAATCAGTATCAGTACCACTAATCTCAATAATATCTTGTTCGTATAATGCTTGGTCAATTATCTGGGCTTTAAAATTATTTAATTGGGTTGCTCCAGCCCTACCTAAATCATCAGTTGCACCAAAACTTCGGATTTGTTGATCTATTTTATTTATATTTGGTTTTATAATTTCTTGAACTTCGGGATCATTCTTATCTAATGGAATTTTACTCCAATCTAACTTATCGTATATATCAGCGGTATATACTGGTTGTTCGGTAGGTGGAGTCAAAGTTGTTGTATCTACAACTCCCCACGTACCACTATTTGTAATAAAGTTTGATACTTGAGATATATGCACAAACACACCAAGTGGTGTAATTGATGGAATAGGCGGAGGAAATAAACTCATACTTGCACCCGTCCAATAACCTTGAAATGCTTTTCCTATATTTGTAATAATTGCATGCTCACCAGATGATTGTTGGAATGCTGTGTTTAAAACACCAATCAAAATGGATTCCATAAGTTCGGTATTTCCTTGTTGTAATTTTATACCATTTAATGTATCAAATCCTCTTTTAATTAAAAAATCATATTCTTGTACTAATTTTTTTGCAAAATCTTCTTTAGAACCAATA